TCACGCTGAGTTGTTTTGCCATGTTGCCTACACAGTCACAATCAGGGTCGCTGTTTAGTTTCGCTTCACAGTCGGCGTAGTGCCATTGCCCATTGAGGCCGTAGGGCATCATTTCTTGACCTTTTGCCCTGCGAGGTAGCCAGTTGCAAACACTGCGCCGATCATGATTAGCAACGAAACAAACTCAGTCATTACACAATTCCTCGTCATTCGAAAACCAGCCTCTGTCAGTAGATGGATTATCGACTTTCCACAATGCTGACAGTTGTTGGGTTAGTACGTCAAGGCGAGCCTCAAGTAGCTCAACTTTGCGTAGTAGTTCGTTGCGCTCATTGATTACATCAGACAGATGATCGCGCAAAGTTCCGTTATCGCTCATCACAGCCAGTTCCTTGCAATCCAAATACCAATGTAAGCGCCAATAACCATTTCACAAAAATGAATAATGCGTGGTAATGCTTTCTTTATCAAAATGGCTCCTCCTCTGGTAGTGGGATTTCCTCGGGCTCATTATTCTTTAGCGCTTCAATAGCCTTGCTGATTTTGAACTTATCCCACGATGCCAGGTCAAGTGGTGGCAACTTGCCAGCCTCTTTGAGCAGTTTCTTATAAAGCCACACCTGCTTGTCGCTTGGGGCGTTGGCAGGTCGCTCGGTGATGACACCATCTGCGCTTTGTGTAGTGACACGCTGCACCTTTGACATCTCTTCGCGTGAGGGTCGCTTGTTGAGGTCTGAGCCTGCATAGCCTGCGTTTGCCAAAGCTCGACCGACCGAACCTGTTTCGCAGTTTTCCAGATGCGACGCTTTATTTATGTGGCCTTCTCCCCTGATTTCTTCTGCCCAGCCTGTAGAGATGAGCGTGTCGTTCTCGTAGAGCGACGCTGAAAACACGCATTTGTCGTTGAGGTAATGAACTAGATCGGTGATGACTTTGGGTTGTACGCCACGCACGTGGCAGTCCTTGAGCCATCGGTCGAGTCGTTGTGCTACTGGTTCGTAGTCTGCTAAATCAAACGCCATTGGAGTAAAGCCTTTCTAGACGGTCACATTCTTTTTCTAATGACCTGATTGTTTGCATCATGCGTTGTGCTGAGTGTTCTAGTTTTGCAACTGTTTCTTTGCAGGCTGTGATGTTGTCGAGCAGTTCGCACTGGCGACAATCCTTAGTCGGGAATCCGGGCTTCTCTTTGCCGAGGTAGCAATCCTCATGGTGGTAATTGACCATCAGATGAGACCTTTTGCGTGTAGGTCTGAGGCTTGCTTTGCAGCGTCCAGAATGAGCTGTGCTAGTGCGTTTGGGTCGTCCTTCTTGACGATGAGTTTGCTGATGGCGTACTCGACAGCGTCGCGCTCATCAAAGCGCATCTCGGCTTCTAGCTTCACTGACAGCATGCCAAGTATCTGCATGTGTTCACTGTGCATTTGTTTGCTCGGCTTTCTTGGCGAGACGCTTTGCTTTGGCTTCTGCCTTCTTTGCTTCTGCAGCTGCGATTGCTCGAAGTTGCGCCAGCTGTGGTTCAAGGCATCGACGAACGATGTCTGACATTCGTTTGCCGTCCTTGCCGACGCGCTGTGATAGTAGATCGTGGTCTGCTCGGCTAAGCCGGACAGCCACGGTGACTGTGTCCTGTTTCATTTGTTCTCCTTTTGTGTTTGCAATTACTTGCAACGCCTTATTCTTATCACAAGGGGGTTGCTACTTTTGCATAGTTGGTCGTTGAGGCCGTTGCAGTTGTGTTTGATTGCGCCCCAGCCATAGACCGAAACTGGGTATCTAAACTTTCCACCCTCGGTGTGTCCAAAGAAAGCAATCCGATCAACTCCTCTTGCCTGTTGAGCGAAGGTTAGTAAGTGAGCCTTGGATGCTGGGGTGTCGTTCCAATAGTCCCATGTCCGACGGTAAATGCCGAACGCTGTCACATAACTCCTCGTCGAGTGTGTTGTCCGATTCCCGGTCTCGCAGCGAGCGAGGTCTAAATACCAAGATTTGGGCATCGGGTGATTCCATTCCTCTTTGGCTTGCGCCTGCGCTGGGATGGTTAGCGCGATGATTATTGCCGTTAGACATACTCTTCTAATCAACTCTCTCTACTTTGGTTGTCAGCCCCCATGAGCCGTGGCGATCACCACGTAGTGCGACTTGCACATGCTCAATCAGGCCTGTTTTGCTTGTAAACATTTGGACAAGTGTCCGGTCATCTTCTGAGATGTATTCGATGACTGTGTCGAGGTGGCGTGGGTTGCGCCACAGTCTCATCGCTAAAGCCCAGCCTGCATGCATGAGCCATCCACAGATGAGCGTCTGGAAAAACTGTAGGTCGGTCACTGGAGTGCCTCGCGTCCTGCAGCTGTGATTTCACAGACCATCATTGCTGAGCCTGCTGTGGACATGCGTGTCGTGTTGGTGTCTGTGATGAAACCTTGTGCTCGTAGTTCTGAGCATCGTTTCCAGTAGCAGCACTTTGCCTTCAGAGCGAGCCCTGAGGCCATGCCTGCTTCCTCGTCTGTGAGTGGCTTGTGTTGATACTCAGCGAGTAACAGCATCGCCTGTGAGGTTCTGCGTGGCTTGACAGCCTTTGCACCCTCTCGACTTGTTACCGGGTCGCTAAGTCTGAACAGTGGCAGATCATCAAACATTGTTGTCTCCTTTTCCCTTGCTTGGAATGTTTGCAAGTTAGCAAACAATCTGCGAGTGGTGGTGGATGGGAGTCGGAGAACTTACCCCATCCACCTAGCAAAGCACCGAAAGGCAAGAAGGTGCTATGCGTCCTTGACAGGCTTAGTGGCTCTGAATCGTTGTTCCCATTCATCAGGTGTCATGGCCTGATCGACCTCCAGATGTAGCCAATTTCCACCGGGGCCACCGTTGTCCTTGGCGTTCCAGACTTTCAAACCTTTGAGGCCCTCACCACGACTGCACCTGTACCCGACACCGTGTGTCGTGCCGGGCTTGTTGTACCAATGCAACTCGCAGATACCGAGGTAGGCAGACAGCTGCACTTTCTTGCCATCGACCTCGGCTGTGCCTAGAAGATAGTTGAAGATTTCCTCTGCTTGCTTTTGGGAGGTGAACGAAAGGTCGAGTGCATAGCCACTGGCGTGGACGCTGAGGTTGTCTGAGCCTCGCATCTGACGGTTGACGTATGTGCCTATGTTCTTTGTTCCTTTGTAGCGACGCTGCATGAGATCAGCGACGCGCAGGATTAGCTCTGAGGCTTTCTTGCCATCCCATGAGGGGTAGTAGGGGTATTTACGAGCCATTGTTCAATGAGGGAATAAGCATTCGTAATGATTCTGTTCCCGAGGCTGTGACAGCCCACAGTTCTTCATTGGCTGGCAAAACGATTTCTAAAGGTACAGCGTTTTTTTCTGTCAGTAGACCGTTTGTTGAGGTAACTGTGGAATCGCCCAGATAGACGGTTCCTGCACCTGTTACATGGATGTAAATGGTTCGTACAGCCGTTGATTTGGACATTATTTTGGAGGCTGTGGTGGTGACGGTTGTGGCTGAACTAATCATGTTTTCCAAATGCCTTGTCTGCTGGGTTGAAGTATCGCATCGCTGTTGGGATGGCTGCAGCCCAGACTGCGTTCAGCGTCGCTGTGGGGCTTTGTGTGGCTGTGTAGGTAGCGACAGCACTGGCGAGCAGTGAGCGTCCGTAGGAGGCTAGGAGAGCCTTCTGTGACGGTGTGAGGTTGAGGGTCATTCTGTGTCCTTTGGTGGTTGTTTGGTTGGGGCCTTCAAGCCGTTCGATGCGAGCAATGATGAGAGCGCCCCTGAGAGAAAGAGCATCATTGGACTGAGGAGAGCCCACGCACTTTTGTCATTTTCCGAAACCTCGAGAGGCTGTACGACAAATAGCAATCCGAACAGCAGAGCCCCTGTGGATGCCACAAATGTGACCGACAAGGTAATTCCAACAATCAAGATAAGTCGGGCTTTGATTTCGTCGTTTGTGTAACGCCTTCTAGCCACAGCGACCACCACCAACTTGCACTGTGGTTACCACTCCGGGTGCTTTGTTTTTGGTGCGTTCGCAGTTGACACGTGTACGGTCGCCACAAGCTGCAAGCGAAACTGCAAACAAACTAATCAGGGCTAAGCGTTTCATTAGTTGTTGTATCCGTAGACGCTGACTGTGCCTGTGTAGGTTGATGCGTTTCCCGAGGCAAGGATTTTGAATCCTGTTGCGCTGTACGACTCTGTTTGTACGCCAGCGTGAGAGTACAAGTTTCCACTGTATGAAGCTTGCGTTGTGTATCCTGTTTCGGCTGTTGAGAACGGGCGAAAGAAAGTCATGGTTGCGTAAATGCCAGCTGTGGATTGTCCAGCAATTCTCCAACCATCTGTCCCAGTTGTGCCTGAGTCTGTGCTGAGAACACTTCCACTTGTCGCAACTAAGCCGCCTCTGTTGTAGTTAGTTGTCTTAGGCGTACTGGCGTTGATTAGTTGGACGTTTGTGTATTGACCGGTAAGCGATGAAGTGCAACGCAAAATCGCAACGTAATTTTCATAATCTGCACTGAATACCCCTGTGATAAGAGGGCTGTCAGTAGTAAATGACGTGGTGCTAATAAGCCACAATCCCACTGCGTTCATTTGGGCTGCAGTGAGGATTTGACCACTTGTAAAGTCTGGGGGGGTTGCCATGTTTGTCTCCTTTAGAAACTTAAAAGGTTAGTAGTTGAAAGAGTACCGAAAATGGCATCGTTCAAAGTGAAATAAGCGTTTCCGTCGGTTGATTCGAACGTGTAGGAAACTATGTGTGATCCGGGTGTGATGTTATGGGAGATGCCAGTGACAATCAAGGTTTGCGTGTCTGAGGTTGGTGTGCCGGTAACAAAGTATTTTTTGACTGTGCAAACATCTGTCAGGTCGAGGTTTAGACATTGATTTTGTTCTGTGTCTGACAGAGGCAACAGTTGCGTTGTGAGGCCTGTAAACCTAAGCACTGGATTCTTGAATCGGCCTAGAAGGTAGTTGCCAAGTGCAGCGACTTCTGTTGTGGTGGAGTTCAGCAGGTTGGTGTCGCTGTATGTTTGCGCTTGGTATTGAGCAATGCTGGTTGGGTCTTGAGCAATCTGTGCAACTCCAGCTGGCGATTGAGTGACTATGTAGTTGTAAAGCAATTCATCACCGAACTGTGTTTGCAAAGTTTGAAAAGGAATACCGGCTGAATCCACATCAAAGGCAGCTTCGATTGCAGGGTTCAACACTGCTGACCGACCTTTGAAAGTCAATGTGCCGTTGGCAGACATAAACAGATAGCCCTGCTCTGATGTGGTAATTGTTTGCAGATAGTTCAGCACGTTTGTTTCGGCTGCAATTGTAAAACCTGCTGATGCAGCTGTGCCTCCGAGCGTTGATGATCCAGTTCCGATTGACCGTGCTCCTTGGTAGTTGACTTCTGCATAGTCAAGGACAGTGTTCACGCGAGTTGATGAAAGTTCTGCTGTGGTGGTGTGTTCGTTCATTGTCATGGATGACAAGGTGGTGAAGTTGTCTGCACAAGTGACGTAGGCCATGTCGTTATTGGCTAGGTCGTAGTCAATGTTCCAGTCGGTGATGATGCCTGAATAGATTGAGATGCCATTTGCAAACACTTGAATTGGCAGTCTGGGAACAATGCCGGTGGTGTTACCTGCTGTGTTGTAATACGGCGAGGATGTATTGAGAGGGTCAAAAATGCGTGTTCTGTTATAGAGCGCAATGGTGGCTGTGCCAGCGTTGAACTCTTGCAGTTGGCGAGACCGTCCACGAGTGATGTTGATTGATTGCACATACTGAGTTACATCAGCAAACTGGATGCCTCCAAGAGTGCCTGTGTTCAGTAGCCCATAGACAGCGTCGTTCAACTGAAACGGCGTTCCAAAGTTGGCTGTTGTTTGAAAGCCAATCTCAACTTGGATAACAGGCAAAGTCATGGTCAGCTGACACTCACAAAGACTTGACCAGAGAGACGCTCGGCTTGTTTGATGGCTTCAATGATGTCTCGACCTACTTGACCGGGGTTTGAAACAAGGCCTGCGTTTACGCTGATTGTGATGTTGTTGACTGTGCCTTGATTGGCGTTAGCCCCAGCGACATTGCCACCAAAGAAAGCCTGAGCAGATGTTTGACCTAGTGCAGCTCCTGATGCTGACAGTTCAGCAAGGCTCTGCTGGAACTTCTCAAAGGTCAATCCACCTGTGCCTCCAGCAATCATCTCGTCGGTGACTTGAGCACCGGCAACAGGGCCAAGGTTGATTAGTTGTGCAAGACCTTCTCTTGTGAGACCGACACTTGTCAGCAGTTGAAGGTTGGCTGCAAACTTTTTAGCCGATGACAGTTGCTCAGCAAAGATTGTGCCGTAGGACTTCTTTTTGCTTGCAGCGTCCGTAACGTTGGCTTCAGCCACAGCAACATCGTTTAGAGCGTCGGCATACGCTTCTGCGTCTCCTGTGGCCTGTGCAATGCTCAAACGGTCGTAAGCCTTCTTACGGTCAGCCAAGGCTGTTGCGTAGTCGCTCTCGGCTTCTGAGGCTGTTCTGACGGCATCTGAGAGGGACACAAAGCCCATGACCGTCTCTTGCTGTGACTTGGCAAAGGAATCGAACTGGTCTTGAGCGTCGGTTGCTGCTCTTTTTGCGCTGTCAAGAGCTGTCTTGACTCGATCACGAAGTGTGTTGGCGTAGTCCTTGGCCTTCTTTTCAGCGTCGCTTTGAGCGCGTGTAATTGCTTGCAGTTCTGCTTTGGTTGGTTTCAGACCGTTCTCGTAGGCAGACATCATCTGACCTTCAAAAGCACGGAACTGACGCGACAGGTTGCGAGTTTCGGTGACTGCTCCACCGGCTGTGTCGGCGTAACCCTTGACTGCAGCGTTCAAGAATCCAATCTGCTGAGTGGCTGGGAGGATGCGTGTGACAAGTTGGAAGATTCTGTTAGACCATCCAGCAGTCTTGCCTTCTGCACCGATTGTGGCCTCAGCAATCTTGGAGGCTGCAGTGGCGTAGTCACCTAAGACCGGGGCAAGTTTGCCACCGACAGTCTCATACAGCTCGTCGGTTGCTATCTGAAGTTTCTTGAATCCACCCTCGGCAGAGTTTGCTGCAGCGTCGGCTGCACCTTTGAAGGTGTAAGACAGTTCTCGTGTGATTGCGTCAAAGTCTTTGGTCTTGACAGCGTTTGCATCGAGGGACACACCAAGACGAGTAAGCGCACCAACATTGCCAGCCTGTGCCTTAGCCAACGCCAAAGAAACTGTTTGCAAGTCTTTGCCTGTACCGGCAGAGATGTCGAGAGCAAGGTTCATCAGGCTCTGAGCCTTGGTGACATCGCCGGTGGCCCTCACAAGTGTGGCTAACGATGGACGAAGTTCTCCGTCCGACACTGCCTTCTGGAACTGCATCTTGCTGATGGTGTCTTCAATGGCTGCAACCTGTGCCTCTGACGCGCCTGTCGAGTTGCGAACGGCAAGAGACAACTGCTTCTGCTGTGCCTCATCCTCAGCAAAAGCCTTGACAGCCTTTCCAACCTGTTGCGCCACGGCAGCTGCAGACACGCCCATACCGAGCTGTGTTTTCATCAGACCCTTGAGAGATAGGTCTGCTTTCTTTGCGCCTTTGTCGTCATACGTGGTGACGAAAGGTAGAACAATGTTTGCCATTAGAAAGCCTTCCTACGGTTGAACTCTTGCACCACATTGTTGAGGATGATGTGTGCTTGTTCTCTGAGCATTGGCATGGCTGATTCTGCACCGGGCCACATGTAACGAGATGCGCCCTTTTTGCCTTTGCGCTCGCCGTCTTTGTGTGCCTTGTCTTGGTTGTCGAGGTTCTGCACGAACGCCGAATCGGATGGGCCTGAGCCTGCGTTGTCGTAGATAGCCCCTGCAGGGTTCGCCTGATAGATGCTCATAATGGCGTACTGTTTGCGACCCATGCGTGACTTGCGTGTGCCACCACCGAACTTGACTCGGATGCCACGCAGGATTGCTTCCTTGCGCCAGCGTGTAGCACCACCACGACCCTTGATGAGTTCGCCCTTGAGGATGTTGGAGTCGCCACTGTTGTTGAACGGCGTGAGGTCAGGGTCAAGCCATTGGGCGTAGTCCTTGATTGTTTTGATGGTTGGCGCAGCTGCGCGACGCATGTCTTTTTGCATCTGCTTGATTAGATCAGGCTCAACCTTCTTGATGGCTTTGATGGCTGCAGCTAGGTCTCGGTTTGGGTTGATGACTTTTGCTTGCGCCATGTCTATTTCTGCCTATCTTGGATTGCTTGGCTAAGGGTTGAGATGAGCGTGACCGGCATCTCTCGGAGGTCTTGCCATGGAATCCCTTGGAGGATCAGGCTGGCAATGATTCCGTGGACACCGTCTCGCCAAAAGGGATGCGCTCCACCCTGTAGGAGACACCCTTGACTTCTGTTCGGTATTTCTCAATGTTGGACACGTGGCCTTCCTG